TTTCTTTGGTAAAGTAAAAGTAGACGGTTCAGAAGTTGTTATAGGAGAAGGTCATATATCGGCCTCAGGAAATATAAGTTCATCAGGAACAGTTAGAGCATTAACTGGTTCATTTGGTTCCGGAACAACACATATACATGATAATATACAAACAGCGGCGATTACAGCAACAGGTAATGTAGCAGCCAGTGGATTATCAACTCCAAATTTTGTTTCAAATGGAAAAATATTACAATTGGGAGCAGCAGATAATCCTAGACAAGAATTAATTGTTTTTGGTAAGATTCAACAAAAAGGTTCTGACCTAACAATAATGTCAGGATCTATTACAGCATCCGGTAACATAAGTTCATCTGGAACTATGAGGGCATTGACAGGCTCATTTGGATCTGGCACAACACATATACATGATAGTATACAGACAGCAGCGATTACAGCAACATCAACAATAACTTCAGCAGCCGGAATATCAGGTACAACTATAAATGGTACAAAAGGTATATTCTCCGATAATATGATTGTTGCAAATAGAATACAAACTAATCTAGAATTTAGAGCACCAGGCTTTACAGCATCGAATAAGCTATTACAATTAGGTAGTGATACACCTGCAGGTAGAGGACAAGAACTAATAGTTCATGGAAAGCTTCAAATTAAAGGTTCTGATATCACATTAGAATCAGGTAGTATATCTGCTTCAAGCCATATATTTACTGCAGGAAACATAACAGCATCAGGTGATGTAAGTGCTAGTGGTAATGTATTTGCCGGACAAGGTGCAACAGGTAGCTTTGATCATATTATTACTTTAGATGATACAATAGAATTTAGAAGTAAAGCTAATAGAAATGAAATTAAAGGATATGCAAAATTTGACCCTGTTGAAGGGTTGATAGCTCATAGTGCTTCATATGCAGATAACAATAGAGGTGCAGGATCTTCACCTAATGCAATTACAGCAATGCCTAAAATTGCTAATCTACTTAAGAAATCTAATGGAACTGCTCATACAATAGGTGGTGTTCCTTTTGCCAATACCATTGCTAATCAATCTATAAATTTACCAGGAGTAAATATAGCAGGTAATCAAAATACTAGTGGTAGAGCAGCAACAGCCACATTAGCGGCACAAGCAACTATATTGGAAAATACAAGAACAATTGGTGGAGTTAGCTTTAATGGAAGTGCAAATATAAACCTGCCAGGTGTTAATACAGCTGGAAACCAAAATACAACGGGTAATGCTGCTACAGCAACTGCTTTAGCTACTGCAAGAAATATAGGTGGTGTGTCATTTGATGGCACAGGAAATATTGATTTACCTGGTGTAAATGCAGATGGTAATCAAGATACAACGGGTAATGCAAGGACAGCAAACTTAGCAGCAACTGCAAGTAGTGTTTCTACTGTTAACAATTCTCTAGAAAATAGTAGTCATTATGTTACTTTTGTTGATGGTATAACGGGCGCTCAAGTAATAGAAACAGATAAAAATCTAATATATAATCCTAGAACCAATTTATTAACTACTACAGCAACCTCAGCACAAACTGCTTCAATTGCGCTCAGTCATAAAGGTTTGAATGACAGGTATTATATTACACCTTCAGAATTTGTAGGGTTTGTGCAATATGATGCAAATGGTGGATTATCTACAGTTCCTGCCGGAAGAACAGCAACAGTTACTTTCACAATGCCATATCCAAGTGCAATTTACAAACAAACATTGTATGTTGGAGGACGATTTGGTACGGTTGAATTATATGTGCATTCGTTAGGAGGATTACAAGTACCTCAAAGAATAGCATCCGGAAGTCAACAACAGGCATTAACAATTCTAAGTCAAAATGTCACTAAGAAATGGAATGCATCAACTCATTATTTAGCTATTAAAGTGACAGCGCCTGATGACAGGAGTGCTTTAGTTGGCGGAACATATGTTACTTATGAACTACCATAAAGCATGCTTTATAGCTAATAAGTCAAGGGTTAAAAATAAAAATATGATATTTATATAAAAGAGGACAAACTAGTATGGCAAAGAATATTCCAATTTGGCCGGGTTCGGCATCATTTTATCCTGGAGATACTCCATATGGTACATACGATAATGATGCAATATATCAGCAGGATATTGAAAAGACAGCGGATTGGTGTGCAAAAAGAATGGGATATCCTTTAACTGATATTGAATTACAGGATATAAACTTTTTTGCATGTTTTGAAGAAGCTGTTACTGAATATGGAGCACAAGTAAATACATATAATATTAGAGATAATATGTTGAACTTATATGGTTCAGCAACTGGTTCAAATTTATCCGGACAAAAAGTATCTGCTAATATGGGCGGTTTAATTGAAATTGCAGAAGAGTATGGAACAGAAGCAGGTAGTGGTGGAAATGTAACATATTATACAGGTTCAATTACAATGACCAAAAATAAACAAGTTTATGATTTAACAGATTCATCAATTGTATCATTAGAATCTGGTACAGCCGGAACAGATGCAATTGAGATGAAACGAATATTTCATGAAGCGCCTCCATCTATAGTAAAATATTTTGATCCATATGTAGGAACTGGTTTAGGTTCACAACAAATGTTGGATACATTTGGATGGGGTAATTATAGTCCGGGAGTATCATTTATGATGATGCCAATATATGCTGATACATTAAGAATGCAAGCAATTGAATTTAATGATCAAATAAGAAAGTCAGCATATTCATTCCAACTAATAAATGATAGAATTAAATTCTTTCCTATACCAGATGGCGGTAATTTTGAAAAAGTATGGTTTCAGTATATTAAGAAAGCAGATCGTAGTAATCCATTAAAAGGAGCAACAGGAGCTGTTTCAGATTTTTCAAATGTTCCTTATCAAAATGTTACTTATACAAATATTAATGTAGTAGGTAAACAATGGATTAGAAGATATACATTAGCATTAGCAAAAGAAATGTTAGGATTTATTAGAGGTAAATATTCTAGTATACCTATTCCAAATGCAGATGTAACACTTAATGGTTCGGACCTTTTATCAGCCGGTCAGACTGAAAAAGAGAACCTTATAACAGAACTTAAAGAGATACTTGATACAATGTCAAGGCAAATGCAATTGGAAAGAAAGGCGGCAGAAGCACAATCTTTACAAGATCAATTTACTAAGATACCACTTAAAATATATATAGGGTAAGATATGGCACTATTTGGATCAGCAAGAGATGCAAGTTTAATAAGACATATCAATAGAGAACTCATTAATGATTTTATTGATATGGAAATTATTTTCTACAAGTTAAGTCTTGAAGAAACTCAATCCAACATGTATGATGAATCAGATAAAAAAGTTTATTATCATCCAATAAGAATAAATGCCTTAATATTAAAAGAAGATAAATCTTATATAGGAGATGATTCTGGTTATGATCAATCTAGGACCGGTGAATTTAGTTTTTTACGTGATGATCTTAAAGATAAAAATATTGTTATTGAAGAAGGCGATGTTATAGAATATGATAATGAATTTTATGAACTTGATGAAGTAGGAAGTTCTCAATATTTTGCAGGAAGAAATCCAGCAACCGATGTTGGGTTTGTTGAAGGCGATCGTGGAGAATTTGGATTGTCGATTCGAGTAACAGCTAGAGGCCATGTAACAAGAAGAAATAGATTAAATATTCAAGAAGTGAGATCAGGTATTAATAAACCTAATAGTATACCGAGGAATTTATAATGGCAATAAAAAAATTAGGACAGACATTAAGTAGTTTTTCTAAAGACAAACCAGTCAATAGAGCAGAACAAGTACGACGTGATAATGATATTATTAAAACGCCTAAATGTACAATCGAAGATGTAGATTGGGCAATAATGTCATATTTACGTGATATAATAAAACCTACTGTAGTTGAGAATGAATCTATAATTGATGTGCCAGTGATGTATGCAAATGGAGAAAAATGGGCACAAGTTCAAAAACGTGGATTTATGAGAGACCGAAAAGGTAAAATTATGACTCCAATCATAAGTATAAGAAGAGGTTCTATTACAGAAAGGGACTCTTTGAAAAAATTAGATGTAAATAATAATCCATCTGGTAATACTATGGTCTTACAAAATAAACATAATGTATCAAATAGATATGATAAGTTCTCTATATTAAATAATACAAAACCAACAAATGAATATTATATAACATCAGTGCCAGAGTTTGTTGATGTATCATATGAATTACTATTATGGACAGAATATACAGAACAAATGAATTCATTAGTACAACAAATAATGCCAACCGGTGGATTTGCATGGGGTACAACATTTAAGTTTCCAACATTTATTAGTGATTATACTTTTGAAACTACAAATGCAACAGGAGAAGATAGAGTAGTAAGAGCTACTTTACCATTAACTACAAAGGCATCATTAATGATGACAGATGAATTAAGGAAATCAACAATACAAAAAAGATTCTCAGTCAAACGTGTATTATTTGGAAATGAAACAGAAGCATTTAATGTTAATGTTACAGATAGACCTATAGGTGGATATCAAAATGAAAATTTAGGACAAGGTACATATCAAACATCTAAAGATAGGCCATTTTCATCAGATGAAAAAACTAAGTTTTAGTTATCGATAGCATATTTATATAAGTAATAAAAGGAGAAATAGTTATGGCAGAAAACCAAAAATTTACAAAAGAAGAATTGGACAAAATTACCGATTTGAGAAATCAGAATCAAATCAAAGTAGGTGAATTTGGACAAATAGAATTGGAAGTCGTGTTAGCGAGTCAAAGATTAGAAGCGTTAGCAGAGGCTAAACAAAAATTGATAAAAGATTACCAAGATCTTCAACAAAGTGAAAGAGATCTGGTAAAGGAATTGAATGAAAAATATGGAGCTGGTCAAGTCGATTTAACAAGTGGTGAGTTTATTCCATCAAATTGATTGTTTGGCAAATAGTTCCGATATTTATAAAAAAATAGATTAATAAAAGAGGAGCGTTATAATGGCTGAAAAAATTGTATCACCCGGTGTTTTTACGAATGAAGTAGATCAATCGTTTTTACCTGCCGGAGTCCAAGCAATAGGAGCTGCAGTTATTGGACCAACCCAAAAAGGTCCTGCAGGAATTCCTACTATAGTATCGAGTTATTCTGAGTTTGTTCAGACATTTGGAGGTAAATTTACTTCAGGGTCTGGAGCATCAGAAAATTCATACAAATATTTAACTAACTATGCTGCAAAAGAATATTTGAAGTATGCAGATACTTTAACAGTAGTAAGAATATTGGCAGGAGATTATAGTCCAGCAGCTAGTATTATTTCTTCATCTGTATCAACAGGTAATACATTTGCAAGTGGTGGATTTTATATAAATGAAAAACCAACCGGATCTGCACATGAGATTAGAATTACAAATTCAAACGGAACAATAGTAGACTTTGTACCAGTATTATCTGCATCATTATTTACAAATAGTGCAACAGAAAGATATGTTACTATTACAAATACAATTGATGGATTTGGTGCTAATTTAGAAGCTGCAATGAATGCTGTAAAAACAACTACAACAGTAACAGCTTCATATAATGCTTCTAACAATAGAATGGTATTATCAGGTTCTGCATCAGGTGTAAATACTTCGGGAATAACAACATCATCAATTAGTGGTAATGCCCAAACAATATTTACATCAATGACAGCTTCTTTAGCAGGTGGAACAAATACAACAACAACATCTAATTGTTTTACATTGACAGCAATGTCAGATGGAGCTGATTTGAATAGTGGTGGAGGTGTTGAAGGAACAAATAATACATTACCTAATGGTACTGATAACAACTTTAGATGGGAAGTAACAAGTGTTAATAATGCAAAAGGTACTTTTAACTTATTAATAAGAAGAGGTGATGATACTATTAAGAGAAAAACATTATTAGAACAACATAATAATTTATCATTAGACCCTAATTCAACTGATTATATTGCAAGAAGAATTGGTGACCAAGTAGAAAGAGTAGCAGATGCAGGTGGAACTGATCCATATCTTCAATTATCTGGTTCATTTATTAATAAGTCTAGATATGTTAGAGTAAGTGTTCATAATAATACATATAACTATTTAGATTCAAATGGTAATGTAAGAGATGGCGCTTTATCAGGAAGTTTACCAGCAGTAGGATCTGGTTCATTTGTAGGTGGATCTAATGGTAATGAAAAACATCCAAAAGGATTTTATGATTTAATATCTGATACTAATTCGCAAGGATTTGATCCAGATACAGTAGGGTCAGGTTCAGCAGCATATTTAGATGCAATTAGATTATTAAAGAACCAAGATGAGTATGATATCAACTTAATAACTATGCCAGGATTGGTAAATAGTAAGCATGGAACAATGGTAGGACATTTAATTCAAATGTGTGAAGATAGAGCTGATTGTTTTGCAGTAGTTGATCCAATATTATATGCAACAGGTTTAAGTGCTGCAGTAACGCAAGCAGAAAGTAGAGATACTAATTATGCTGCAATGTATTGGCCATGGATAAAAATTCCAGATGCAGATCTAGGAAGAAATGTATGGGTTCCAGCATCAACAGTTATACCAAGTGTGTATGCATTCAATGATAGAGTTGCTGCTCCATGGTTTGCTCCTGCCGGTCTTAATAGAGGTGGAATTGATATTGCGGTTCAAGCTGAAAGAAAATTAACTCATGCTAATAGAGATACATTATATGAAAGTAATGTGAATCCAATTGCAACTTTCCCGAATGCAGGTGTAACTGTATTTGGACAAAAGACATTACAGAAGAAAGCATCTGCATTGGATAGAGTAAACGTAAGAAGATTATTAATTGCTGCTAAGAAGTTTATTGCAAGTACAACTAAGTTCTTGATATTTGAAAATAATACAGCAGCAACTAGAAACAGATTCTTAAGTATAGTTAACCCATATTTTGAAAATGTACAACAAAGACAAGGATTGTATGCATTCAAAGTAGTAATGGATGAAACAAATAATACACCAGACGTCATAGACAGAAATGAAATGAGAGGTCAAATATTCCTTCAACCTGCTAAAGCAGCTGAATTTATAATAATTGATTTCAATATTATGCCAACTGGTGCTGCTTTTCCTGAATAAAAATTGAAAAGTTAGATATTTATATTAAAATAAAGAGGAGTATTAAAGATGGCAGAATTACTTGACCCAACAGAAATATTTTATACGGCATATGAGCCGAAGATGGCCAATAGGTTCATCATGTACATTGAAGGAATACCAGCATACCTTATTAAGGCAGCGAGTAGACCATCAATCGATCAAGGTGAAGTTATACTAGATCATATTAATGTTGAAAGAAAACTAAAAGGAAAGTCTAGATGGCAAGATGTAACTGTAACATTATATGACCCTGTTGTACCATCAGGAGCGCAAGCTGTTATGGAATGGGTTAGGTTACATCATGAATCAGTAACAGGTAGAGATGGATATAGTGACTTTTATAAGAAAGACATTACTTTCAATACTTTAGGACCTGTTGGTGACAAAGTTGAAGAATGGACTTTGAAAGGATGTTTTATTTCATCAGCAACGTTTGGAGATTTGGATTGGGCGACAGAAGATCCACTTCAAATTGAATTGACATTGAAATATGATTATGCTGTATTACAATTCTAATTAAGAAATATTTCTAAAGCATTAAAGAATCCTACCTAACGGTGGGATTTTTTACATTAATAGCATATTTATAATAAATTGTTATAAACGTAAAAGGGAAATGTTATGCCAGAAGTAAAGGGTGAATATCCAGGAAAACCACAAAAACCAATGTCGGATGCAGAGTTAAAAGCTATAGCTACCGCTAAGTATGAGTCAAAAGTAGATGATTCACCACAAGCAGAAGCAGAAATTGAAGCATTTGACTTTCCAACAGAAATTGTAGAATTACCATCAAGAGGAATGTTATATCCAACAGATAATCCTTTATCAAAAGGAACTATTGAAATGAAGTATATGACTGCTAAAGAAGAAGATATTTTGTCAAATCAATCATTTATTAAGAATGGTGTTGTTTTAGATAAATTATTCAAAGCCTTAATAGTTTCAAAGTGTGATTATAATGAAATGTTATTATGTGATAAGAATGCGGTCATGATAGCGGCTAGAGTATTAGGCTACGGTAAAGATTATGATGCAACATTTACAAGTCCAACAACAGGAGAGATAATTAATCATACTATTGATTTAACTCAAATTGGTGAAAAGGAAATTGATTGGGATGTACATGAGAAAGGAAAAAATACATTTGATTTTGAACTACCAGCTTGTAAAAGAAAAGTGACATTACAAATAATGACACAAAAATTACAAAGATCATATGATAAAGAAATCAAAGGATTAGAAAAACTAAAAAAATCAGCTCCATCATCAACATTATTAAAATATGTGATTACATCATTAGATGGTGATTCAGATAATACAAAAATAAGAAAGTTTGTTGATAACCATTTATTAGCAGTAGATGCAAGAGCGATAAGAAAATATTTAACTTCAATAACGCCAGAAATTGATATGGAAGTTGAAGTTCCGGATGGAGACTCCGGAGATACCTTTCGCAGTTCCTTTGCCATCGGATTGGACTTTTTTTGGCCTGACGCCAAAATATAAAGTTTACAAACAAGAACAAATATTTGATTTAGTTCATTATAGTAATGGCGGATTCACATATCAAGATGTGTATCATATGCCAGTATATTTACGTACTTTCTATATAAAACGATTACAAAAAATATTTGATAATCAGAAGAAAGAACATGATAAGGCTATGAGAAAAGCTAAATCTAATTCTAACAAATCTCCGAAGCGCGCAAACGTACCAAGAAGTAGAAGTCGCTAATATTTATAATAAATTAACGGAGAATATCTATGTCAAAAAACGAGCTCGAGAAACAATTACTTGAACAAATTCAAAAAGATCAAAATCTTCTAGAAGGCTTGTCTGTTAAAATTCTAAAACTTTTAATGCGTCCTAAAATGAGACGTGCATTAAAGAAACTAGAAAAACATCCAGAAATGAAAGCAGCAATAAAAGATGCAGAATTTCATCACAAAAATTTATTAGATAAATTAAAAGGATTATCGGATGATGATGGACGAGTACCAAAAAAATATTTAGACCTAGTACCTAAATGGTATTAATATAAAGTATTGTTATGGCAGGCAAAGAGGAATTAGATCTTAAGAAAGCCTTATTAGGCGTAATGCAGGAATTAAATGCAGAAGCTAAGAACTATTCTGACACACTTGCTGGAACAGTATCAATATCTAAACAATTAGATGTTGATGTCAAAAAGATTCTAAGTGCACAAGATCAAAGTGCCAAGATAGCAGAAAAACAAAAAGAAATTGATGACGAAATAGCAGCACTAAGGAAAGATGCTGCTAAACAAGGTGGAGCCGTCAATAAAAAGAGACTAAAAGAACTCCAGTTACAAAAAAGTTCTCTTAAATTATCAGATGCAAGAAATAAAAAATTACAGTTAACAAAATCTGCGTTAGGTGATATAAGTGATTCGGCTGGAGAATTGACAGGAAAAATTGAAGGATTTGTAGGAGCATTACCTGGCGGTGGATTTTTAGCTAAAAGTTTTGGTATTGATGATTTATCAGGTTCTATGGATGCTGCTATTAATAAAGCAGGAGAAGCATTTTTAACAGCAGAGAAAGGAACGACATCATTAAGTGCTGGAATGAAAGCATTTGGTGGTGAACTTATGGCTACATTAGGACCAATAGGTTTAATAGCAGCTGCAGTTGCCGGCCTAGTAATGGTATTTAATAAAGTATCTCATGCCG